GTACCCCATCCATTTCTTGGCACCGCCCGCCAACTTTGCCTCAATGTAGCCGGTCCGCGTAAGTTCAGCCACAAACTGTCTGAATAGTTTGGAAGCATCCTCTTCGGACATAGTATCTGGATAAGATACTAACATATCAACATCGCCACTTGACGCGGCTTCGCGACGGTACGAGCCAACGATTTTCCCGAAAAGCGGTGCGGGGAGTGCGGTAAGAAGCGCGGCTTCGTGACGCTCCATTTCCGTACGTGGAATCCGCAGCACTCCATCCTCATAATACTTGAGGCCAAGTTTCGCAGATTCTGTAAGAAGTCCAGAGTCTGCCGCAACGGCCGCCCGCAAGTTGTCAACAGATTTAATACCACCCGCCATCAACTCACGTGCTTTCACTGGACCAATACCGTGTATTGCGGTCAGGACTGTAAATGCGTCTACATCTGTGCTGCTTCGCATACGCTCCGCTGCACTCATGGTCCCAGTTGCGATTACATCTGCGATTTTGGCTTCAATCTTCTTGCCAATACCCTCCATGTCTTTTACATCAGCCAATGAGCGAAGAGGACCAGGCATACGCCGGATTGCGTCAATCGCTTTCTTATACGCAATAGCCTTGAACTTTGCCCCAGGCGCCGCAGTAGCAAGTTCGCCTTGACGCATTGTCTCAAGACCCGCAAGTACAGCATCCTTATAGTCTGTACTTCCAGAGGCCATTTTCTAAGGAAGGAAGAAATTTTAAGAAAGGTAATTACTTAGTTTAGACGGCACGCACATTAAAAACATATATCATAAGGCTTCAATTTTTTCTCTGTGCGTCTGTACGTATCTAAGAAACCTATATATACCCATAGTAAGATGTCTGTGGACGATAGTCACTATATTAAATTGTTAGAAGGCAAGTACAGTAATAAGCATACCTTAAGTTCTTATATGAGTCGTATTAAAACACTAAAAGCAAAATTAGATAATGCGACACTTCACACAATATTAATAAACCCCGATACGTATTATCCAATGCTTCAAAAGCAGTATCCAAGTCTTACAACACGAAAGAATTTATTGACGCCTATACTTGCGCTATACCGCGAGGATGACTCCTTAGCTCGCAGTCACGCCACCGCATACGAACGCTGGAAAAAGTTACACGACGACCTTACAAAACTTCAAGAAGCAAAAATTCGTAGATCCGAGCCAGAAGACAAACAAGTGGCTAAATATACAAGTTACGAGGAAATAACGGCCAAATACGAAGAGTTAAAAAAACGGGGCTATCACGACACGGAACGCCACTCGCTGCAGTATCTTCTTCTTAGCATCCTTGTATATTTACGTCCAAAACGTGCGGATTTAGGTGCCGTAAAGATTTACAAAGAAAAGGATCCGCGACTTACAACGGAAAACTATGTTGTGCTACGTTCTAAAGGTGCGTCGTATCTTGTTATGAACTTATTCAAGACATCCAAATATTATCAGACCGTTGAAGAAGAAATACCAGAAGGCTTAAAACGCGATATTCAGACAAGCCTAGCGCGGCATCCACGTACTTTTCTATTCCGAAAAGATGACGGCGAGCCTATGAGCAATAATACATATGGTGTTTTTGTAAAGAAGACCTTTGAAGAGTTTTTTGGTCGTGCCACAGGAGTTAGCCTATTGCGACACATTTATATTACTGAAAAATTAGAATTTGACGATATGACCTTAGAAGAGCAGGATGCAGAGGCGAAACTTATGCTCCATACCAGTGGTTTGCAGCGTAAGTATAAGTGGCCCAAAAAGACAATATGCCCAAAGTTATGTGCAGCATACATTAAGCCGACAAGCACGACTCGTAAAATTAAGCGCGTTCGTACTCTTCCAGAAGACTAGATAACGCCGCACGGAGCCTAACATTTTCATCGGCCGTTTGACTTGGTGTGAGTAGTGTTTGTAAAATGCTATTGACAACTTGAAACTTATGTTTGAAATCCAGGCCTTGTTTTTTTTCGGCATAGACGACGCTATTTTTAGGAACAATATTATTATGGCTTATAGGTACTGGCACATGTGGGCACGGAGGCAGTGCTTCATCATCGCTTTGCCCGCTTACCGATTCCGCGGTAAGATGCGTAGTACTGCTTTTTTTACTTACTGATAGGTTATCATTGCTAGCACCGCGCTTTTCAAGAATACTATTCATATTATTTTTGAAAGCATTCCAAATTATGTCATGAACTTGGGTACAGTAAGCTTCGCCAAGTTCAGAAACTACAGCTGGTGTACGTAAAAGTCGGTGAAAAGCCGCACGGGGCTTTGAAAACATCGTGCTGCTTTTCCAAGCCGCTGGGAACCCCCGCATCCATTCAACCGGCTCATGTATTACAAAATCGGTATAGGCACGTAACATATCGTCGTCTTTGTAGTTATAGATTTTATAGACTTCCGTAAAAGCACGATTGTTTCCTTCACACAATACTGCTGCTTCACATAATTTCATAATCTATGTCTCCTAAAACTTGTATAGTATGAAAATCACACAAGAAAACGCAATCCAAAGTAAGTATGTATAAAATAGCAATTGTGGGTTTAGGTCCTGCGGGAATCTTGTTGCTTGCGTACTTACCACCGGAAGTGTTAAAAGACGTTATTGTATTTGAACCCGCAGCAATAGGCGGTGCGTTAGCAACAGATTACGGATGTGTCGTAGCAAATATTACGAAATCTGTTATTTTAGACGCCTTTCGGGCCGTGCCGCGTTGGTCTGCCGCTGATTTTAAACATCTATCAAAGTATAGCGATGCACAGTGCCCATTGCTCAGCGACGTTGTGAAACAACTGCGTGAACTAATAGCACCCGACCTACGAAGCGTAGCCTTTCACAGCAGTCGTGTGGTGCGTTTTGAGCGCACAGCCGGAAACACTTGGAAATTAACAACTGCTAATAACCAATTGTTTGAAGTTGTAAAACTTGCTTTAGCGGTTGGCGCAGTGCCGAAAATCCTTGATTTGCCAAAACCGGTTATACCTCTCAATATCGCTTTGACACCACATTTATTAGCAAACTATGTTGGCAATGAAGATAAGGTTGTCGTTTTTGGTACAGCTCATAGCGGTACACTTGCGTTACAAAATCTCAAAAACGCAGGCGTACACAGCATAACAGGAATTTATAAAGGTGAAAATCCGTTTTATTTTTCACGCGATGGATTTTCAGAGGGAATTAAACAAGAATCAGCGGCCATTGCGGATGATTTAATGGATAAAAAATGGGCAAATTTGATACAATTAAGTGATTTTTCAGCGGCACATCGTGTTGTAACGGAGGCAACTGCAGTTGTTTACGCAATGGGGTTTGAACGTCCTAGTCTTTTTTATTATGAAAATGCGGAAACGAAACCTTTTTTTACCAGTGGGCCGTCGGTGCCGAGCATAAACGCTTGGGGATTTGGAATAGGTTATCCGTCACAGTACATAGGACCTGATGGCAAACACTATCCTGATGTTGGATTTGGCGGCTTTGTAGCGGCTATTGTGGAAGCCTTGCCGCTATTGTTGAAATTTGATATTTAAGACTTTGTACTTCTGCACAAAGGAGCACACTAAGTTTTGCGTAATCGACTGTGAGCGTTCCTGCTGGGCCCCGCATTACACACGCAGGTTCAAAACGAGCTACTTCGTCTGCTAAAAATCCAATATCTCGTTCTCCATTGCTGCGCCAATTAAATTCAATCGGTGTAGGAAGTCCAGGCGATATATAAGAAATAATATCGCGTTTTAACAGCGGGTCAGAAGGATAAAAAAATCCGTTTGCGAAAACATCACCACTCGCAATAATATTACCTGTTTGAGAACTAACAGCTCCAAAAGTACTTACATATAGTGGTCCGCGTACAATAGCACCGCCTTGTACATCTAACGGTAGTTGCGGCGTAGCAGTGCCTATTCCAAGATTGCTTGTTATGTGAGCACTCCCATTTACATCTAACTTTAATGCTGGACTTGTTGTACCAATTCCAAATCCTGTAGCAGTGAGTCGTGCCTGCTCTACGCTATTTACTTGAAACGCAATATAGTTACCGGGCCCATTTAACAGATTACTACCCAACAAATTGCTTCCTAAAAATGTTATAACGGAATTGGAAAGATTTATGTTGCTTGTGAAAGTAATTGCACCAGTAGTCGCTGAACCAATTGTATTGATATTAATTTGTGAATTTGCGGTGTTTATATAAGTCAAAATATCGTTAAGAGTGTTGGAAAGTGCTGAAAATCCACTGGCACCGGTTGCACTATTTTGAACATTTTGTAACTCTGGAACGTTAATAATAAAAGGACTAGGATTTGTTGTCAAAAAAGCCATCTCTAAAATCTGTGATTTAAGAATTTAGACCAACGCATGCCGTGTTGGTCTAAAATTGTGAAAACCGTTAGAAACCTTAGAGGATGTCCGCAGGACAGTTATATAAACCATATTTATCCGATTCAGAGTATGAAACTGATAGTGATGAAGATGTAGTATCGGATGGCTATACTAGCGAAGAGTCATTCTGTGCACTTCCCGGTCGGAATCCGCCTGTAGAAACAGCAGTGCCTGCACTAATCAAAGGTACTGACGCTTCCATAGCAACCACCGGCACAAAGTTTGAGACAGCCGAGTCGCGAAATACATTTTTGATTACGATAAATAGTCGAGACCGCGATACACGTGCGTATCCTTTACCTACTTTTTTTACATTACGCCTTCCACGTGTATTGAAAAATATTAAACAAATAAATATTCAACAAATGAATTTACTAAACAGTTTTTTTAACTTTTCAGCCGCAAAAGCCAATACATTTATGTATGTATTGGAGCAAGGCCGAACGCGAATTCAAAACGGCGTAACTGTGCCAAACGATGTACGAATCAATATTCGCAATGGCACGTATACAGCGGATGATTTGGTTATTGAACTTACAAACGCATTAAACACAACGCCACTGTTTTCGGGAATTAGTTTTGTAGATTTTGAGGTACAATTTCGAAATACGGGTAAATTTGAATTGCTATTCAATACACCTGGACCAATTGTTTTTAATAGTATGACTCAATCATACGACCGTAATCAAACTATTGGAAATATTGTGGCACGTTATTTTCAAACGGTACAAACAATAGGCACAATAAACTATACGGATAATCAAATTGCGGTTGCTTATTACTATCCGATGGTTAAGGAACTATCGATATCATCGCCAGAAACACCACCGTTTAGCGTTGTTGGTCAAAGTATTCCAACTGGTTTCAATTCATGGTATGATTACTTAGTTTTTGCATTTCAGGGTTTGGACGATCCGTATGTCACAAACATTGTAAATGATCCTGCTAATCGTATTATTTTTCAAAATTATCGTAATGCAAATACATTTAGTTCATTTTTGGTTAATAAATATACATGTACATACAATTCAAAACAGGGGCGCCTTGTCATTTCAGCACCTAGTTTAAATGACAGCATCGTAAATGATTTGAATTCTCAGTACAGTAATATATTAGGTAATCTTGTAATTCAAAATGGTTTTACAAGTATTGCGGATTTTAATACTCAATATGCGTCTATTTTAAACTCAAATGGCGTCATTAACGAGTTTTATAACTATTTTCAGCGCCAATTTGCAGTTTATATGGGTGTAAATTTTGGAAAGTATGCACTGGAGTTTTATCAAAATTCTAATAATGAGATAGAGATTTATAAAACACTAAACCGTTATGGTTGGAATACATCTCCTAATGCTGGGTCAATTGGATTAAAAAGTAATGCACCGTCAACACAAGTACCAATTTTGTGGTCAAATATTGTTTTTCCACAGCTAAGCAACAGTGAATTTGTTACTTCATCATTTGTGAGCACATATACTGTTCCTTATTTTGATAGTAATTGCTTTATGAACTTTAGTAACTCAGGTGAAGAGACATATGGTTATACAGATTTGGTTTTTCCTGTTAATCCAACATCTTATAATCGCATTCCTTTCAAATCACGATGCCGACAGAACATAAGTCTTATGACAATTCCACGATATTTGAATGACCGTGGCTCATCTACTGATATGAATTTTGCCCTTGGTGTATTTAATACACCTTATCTTTTTACTTCAACTTCTGCCACATTAGGATTAAGTAGTTTTTATATTCGTTCTGATATTTCTGGTAATAATTTATTTAATATGTATACCGTTACACAAGTTATGTTTTTCACGGCTTCTTATATGCGTGGTTTTAACGAATGGTTAAATTATATCACACCGCAGTTTGTAAATGGCGGCCGTATTCAAAAAACAAGTGCTACATTTGGTAGTAAACCGTCGATAAGTGATATTGTATTGACAAGTTTTCGCCCTGCTATTTTCTTTCAAGTTAACGCTGACCAATATGGGGCAGCACCGGCTGCGCACTTTAATATAACATTTTATGTAGAAACACAAGATGGAACAAAATTTCCTGTTCCAATTATAATAACATGGTATAAGGATCGTGCTGTTTTTATGTCTGATGCAGAGCGTGACTTAGTTGGAGACTTAGGAACTGAAAGTGCACGTCATTATTTCAAACAACAAACATACACTGATATAAGTTCGGCTCAAATGACCGTTGATGTTAATAATAATCAAATAACTTATTTTCATGTAAATTTCGGCAGTACATCAAATTTACCCTCGTCCCTTCCAATTCGCGTTTTTGCATTGCTAACAGATAATTATGGTGTTTATACTACTTCAACAATTTTTAATAATTATGGATTACCTTGGTCAAATCTTCCGCCGTTAGCAGACCAGTTTACACCAGCTAGTGCTATTTACGATGACCCTACAAAATCAATCTTTCTAAACCAAGTAACACAAATCGGGTATGATATTTCTGGTGTTAGTAACGATTTATTAGATTATACTATTCAATCAGGTTCAAATTATTATGATCCTACAAGCATTCAGGATTACGAGAGCGCATCTCGTACAGGTATACGTTATTTATTTCAACAAGGTTGTAACGGTGCATCACAACCAGCGCCAAACATAACTTCAAATAGCAAATGGTCCCTTTATTTCTATTCAAACCAAAGTCCAAACTCGAATACGCTTCGCGATTTATACAATAATACAAACAATGTTTATCTTTCAAGCGGACAGGTTGTGAAACCCATGCCGGCGGGTCAATCAAACCAGTTTTTACTAAATAACTGGTTACAACCAGCAAGTGTCGTAAAAGAACAGTTTTTACAACCGCTTATCAATGGATATCCAACTACTATAAGTACAACTTCCGCATTTTTGCCTTGTACAAATATAACTCCACTTGCTACTGATATGTCTACAACAACATCATTTATTGATAGCAATGGTATTTCTGCGGTTGGTTTCTTTTTGCCACCAAATAATATTGTGAAAATGGATTTTATACAATTTAAATTAGCATATATGCAACCAGTTACAAATAACCTTGGTAATCTTTATAACCGTTCAACATCAGCGTTAAGTAATGGACCAATAACAGCAAACGGTAATTTTTATAGAACTCAGACAACAAATATTCAAACATCAAATAGCATATTTGCCGATTGGGATGATTGGTACTTATATAATCGACGAAATGTGAAACTTGGTATTTTCTACGCATCATCGATTAATGCCGCCACTTATTCAACAATAAGTCTTTCAAACGCAATTACAACAATGACTCTTCAGCAAGTCACACAGATTGGAAGTTTCCAAAATATAACGGGCGCACTACGAACACGTGAGCCCGAATGGGGAACTTATTATAAATATGTATTTGATTCTAATAGTCAAAATGTTTGGGATGTAGCAAATCCTAATTTTAATACTGCGGTCCCAGCTAGTACATTTTGGCGCTCGTTAAATGTTAATGGCGATTTTGCGCCGACTTATATTGCGGGTGAAAATAGCACGGCGAATTATTTTTTTACAACTTCAGATATTAATAATTATAACTATTTGCCACGTAGTTACGGAATTGGACCAAGTGTTGGAAATGCAATAAATTATCCAATTCCTGGACTAAGTAGTTATACTACTGATATAAATAATGGTTTTGCGGCACTACCATTTTATTTTGATTCTGCTATAAGTACTTTCAAGGTTGGTGCCTTTTACGGTTTAAGTTATACACGCACTCCAATGCTTCCAAGTAGCGTATTGATTGGGGCGGCTCCGTATGATGGTCCACCGGGTCCATTTGCCTGGTATCAAAATACTACTACAAGTACATTACAATTGTATAACGCCGATAAAGCATCTTTCCAGCCTTATTACTTTAATACAAAAATCAAGTTTGAAACATTAGATACACAATATAATCCAGCAACAGATTTAACAAGTTTTGGATACTTTCCAGGAATTAGTAATGAACTTCAAGATACTATGATGTTTGTATATTCAAACACAAATTCAAACGATGATTACAAGGATATTTCTACTGCAACTTTGACTACTAGTTACTGGAAATGGGGTCAAGAATCAGCAAGTAATTATATTGCGTGGGATGATCAAAGCGGATATAACTTTTTGTCTTACATCAATAATTTACAGGTACGAAATATTTCATCCTACGCTGTACATGTTCGTGCTTACGATCCAATACCCTTTTTTACATCAGGTATACGGTTTATTGGTAAAAATTACACTGATTTTGGCAAACCAACGCTTCAAGAAATTGCGCAAGAAATTGCTTCCGTATCTTCCTATACATTTATACAGGATCCATTGGCAAATGTCTGGGTCCAAAATCCTGCTGGTAGCGTGTCGACATTTAGCACAAACGCAGCGGTTATTAAATCTCAATTTATAAGCCACGAGTATGCGGATGCTCTTAAACAGTTTGACGCATCATTTGCACCACAGACATTTGGGAGAACCACAACTTTTTCGGGTGTAAGTTTTGCTACGACTAGTTATAGTAACACATTATCTTCTTTCATTAATTTTTCAATCAACACAAGTACAGCAAATGTATTGTATACAAATATACTATCAACTGCTACAGGTCAATTGAATCAATATGTAATAACACGTTATAGCAATATTTTACCTCCTACAATTATTAATCGTAACCGCATTACCGATCCACTTCCATTTAGTTTCCTTTTTTCAACATTCACACTACCACCTTATAAATTTTTACCAGATGAATGGGGGCTTGGATGGAATCTTGGTTTCAATAAAGTAGATACAGTGCCGCGCACAACTATAACATCTGATACATTTATTCGTATAACACAAGATTATATTTATTTACGACTGAATCCTGAATTTAATACAAATACATTGGCTGTTTCTGGAAAAGAAAATTTATCTGAATCACGTGAAGCACAATCGCAAGACACAAAATATTTTAGTAAAATCTTGTTGAACAACTTTGGCGGATTTAGCCGTGCAGCGGTTCAACTTCCAAAACTTTTCAATCCTGTTTTAGGAAAATACGATACTGTAAGTTGTCAGCTAGTTGACCAATTTGGAGTCCAACTTGTAAATGCAGATTGCGACTACGACTTTGTGTTGGAAGTTACAACAATAGATCAACAACCAAAGGATACAGCATCACTTGTATTACCCCAATCCGCAAATCAATTAGAAATTGTTACCGCACAGGGCGGAACAAAAAAGAAATAACCCATATTAAATGGACACTTTTTATCCACCAAAACTAATTGATTATTACAACGGTGGTCCGCGAACTACCGCGGCGGCTTTTCCACCTGCGTGTTTACGGACACATTGGGATCCAACAATGGTTGTAAAGCACGTGTTGCCCGATTTTTATACCGCACAACCGTTGGATCCTCGTCCTGCTTCAAAGATTTGCTTCGCGTATCATCACAGTAGCGCCGGCGACGCACCGCTACCACCGTCACCGCCGCCGACGCTACCACCGACTCCGCCGCAGTTTTTAGGCGGACCACATAGGCCTGAGCCGCCACGCGGCGGTTATGTATTTCCTCCAGGCGGTGCAGCTGAGCTTGGATTTCCGTATCGCGGCTATCGCCCTGATGTTGAAACGGATGTGTTTCGTATTGACGAGCCCTTGACAAAATGTGCCGAAAAGCGTTACATTCCACCTGGGGGAATCCCGGCCGCACGTGATTTTACAAACAGCGTGGAAGGTTCAACGCCGCCGCCACGCCCAGAGGTACTTGACGGCCCCCACGCTGGTTGCCGCGAAGCCGACGACGAAGCCGCGTGGGCACGGAGCGACCGTCTTTTCTTTAATCCTACAAAGTATGATCGCACAATATCAGTGCCGCTAGATTTGAAGAAAGCGACTAGTCGTCATGCGCTTCCTTTCCCGAGCAAACCTGCTTTCTAGAAATTTTATTTTTTTTGGTAGGAGCGGTGGGGCATTTTAAATAGCTAAGGATCTAAACAATACCGTGGTCTTCTGAATTTTAAGCAACCGCATTGCGGTTGCTTAAATGTCATCGGCCTACGTGCGATTGATAGAAAACCGAATTTTAGCAACGCCAAAGGCATTGCTTAATTTCGGTTCTCTACGGTAAAAATAACTACACAAAATTAGAATGAGTGCTTCAATTGGGCCTTCACTCCTTGGTAATAATGAATCGTCACCATCACCGGTCTTAAATGATAAAAAAATTTTGGCAAACCCTATTAGTTTAGAACTTTTTTTAGAAGTCTTTGGATCTAGACCTTTGGAAGAGCAGGTCATTCTTCAAATTCAGTATGGTGTTCATTTGAAAACAACTTTATTTGAAAGATTTTTTGGAGAAATTTTGGGAGCAAGAACCATACTCAAAACAAAACCTTTTTTAGATATTTTCATTAAGAAATGGCTTAATTCTAGGTTAGCTAACAATGATACGGTGTACGAACATTGTAGAAACGTTTATGATCTTTTATTTCCCCCAGAAAAAAAATTTATATATTCTGTAGACCCAAGGATCGCCTTTTCACAAAAAGGCATTACATGTGGGCAAGATACACTTTTTACAATACTGTTTGAAAGCAAAGATTTTAAACCACTTTTAGAATATAACTGGGAGATGGTTTCAAGCAATAGCGTAGTGAAGCCGATTACTGTTTCGAAAAAATCAGTTATTGAATATTTAAAAAGTGCAGCCATGCCGAATGAATACAAAAATCTTTATGGCGATAAGTATGTAGGTTCATCAATCGATCAATATGTATCTGCATTAAAAGCGGCTAAGCTACGCTACTTGCGGATGCCAACTGTTGACAAATCAATGTTGAATGAATACAAAGGTAGGTTGCGACATATGAAAAGTATCCAAAATCTTGCGTGGGAGATACCCTATAAAATGTTAAATACCTCGTGTAGACCAACTCTTACACGTGGGCTTCGCTTGGGAGACATTAGTATATTCCTTGAAAAACTATTAGTTGAAAATATTTTTGGATTAGAAGGCTTTGGCCCTGAGCATTATGATGTTCAACTGTATGAACCCACAAATCCCCCCCCGCCGAATATTTCAAACGCATGTGCGTTTATTTTATTAATTCGTCCTTATAACGCAACGAATGGGCATTTTATTGGTTTTTATGAAAATGATGGATACTGGCATCTAATTGATAATGAAACTGGCTTTATTCATAAAATTTTAGATACTGAATGGTTTAATAATATTTTTATTCCTCGTATGCTTACTACAATAAAAGATACAAAAGATGAAGAAAAATTTGATAATGCTACCGAAAAGGTCTTCCTTTTACCAGATGTCCGATTTGATGATGCTATGTTAAGATATCAGTTTTTCACGCCAGGTGAGCGTTCGTATCCGAATCGCACTACATGGGGAAAGGACATTCCTTGGATACCCTATGCTGTAACAGTTATTACTCGCGTAACAAGCCCTACTGTTACAGGTACTTCTGCAAGTGCTGCTGCGGGTGCTGGTACAGCCAGTAGACGCCGCCGTGGCGGTGGCCGATGGACTCGGCGACGTGGCTATTCGAAAAGGAAACAAACACATTAATATACGCATTTAGTCAATCTAGAAAAATTCAAAACCCACAACTTAATTAAAAGATGTCCAATATTTATCGCATCTTTCCAGTGTTATGGAATGATGGGATATGTCGTAGTGCTCAAACAGTTTACGCAATTGATCGTGCAGCACCATTAATACCATCGAGCTGTAGTCATTATGTGCGGGAAGACCCCGCATACTATTGGACCAGCGAAAATGGTAACTTTCAGCGGCTGCTCCCACCAACAAGTTGTAGTGGCTGTTATCAACCTCCGAATCTTAATGCGGTTACCTGGTCTATAATACCCGCATGGCTCAGTTATGTTCGAACCCAGGGATATACAGTCAATTCCGACCTAGTGTCACTAAAACCATATAGCGATATATATATTACCGGGCCCTAGATTCTAAAGCCATAACACGTGCTTTTAAATCCTTAATAACTGCAAAACAATATGGTACTAATTTAGCATAGTTTACTGCCTTGTATCCATCGCCGCCAGTTGTTACACATTCGGGTGCAATACTTTCTACTTCATCAGCAATAAGACCAACATCTGTACTACCGTCTTCTATCCAGGAGAATCTATACGCATTAGGAATATTGTGTGGAATCAAGGGTTCAAATGCGGTTTTTAAACGGCGATCAGATGCATTTACAAATGCTGTTGCGTATACAATTCCATTTACATCTACGGTAGCACGCGGCATAGTATTACTCAAATTAATACCAATTCGGTTGTTATTATTATCAAATGCAATCACAGGACCATTGTTACCAATAATTGTGCTCACATATAGACTACTTGTTTTCGTATTTGTTCCAAATGCGGATGACCAATAGATTGTACTAAATGTACTTATTAGCGGTGCATTAAGTTGATTAACAGTTAATGTACTTATAAAAACATTTGGATATGTAACATACAATGTGCTACTTGAAATATTAAATGTACTGTACAAAAATGTTGAAGTATTTTCTGCAAGATTTTTTGTATAAATAAGAGTACTCCAAAAAGTACTAACTGCTGATGAAATTAAAAGAGTATCTACCGTAGCAGCCAATGAACTCACCTCATCAACTAATCCGGCTGTTGTTGATGCTTGTTGTGTAACAGTTGACTGAATATTTGCTAATGTGCTTAGTGTGCTTGTATTTCGTGCATCAAAGGTAACAGTAGCATCAGATACATAAATAGATACATCACCATCCGCACGAAAAGTAAGTGTATTTCCAAATGTAGTATCATCGGGTAGACTATTTAGATTTACGGTTTGTTGTGCTGTTGCGGCATTTGGTACATATAGTGTATTTGGACCTTGACTGGCTATATATACAATAGGCTGAGTTGTGCCTGTGACAACCGTTGAGTAAAATGTTATACCCGCACCTGGTTCAAGCCATATTGTATTATTATTTACATTTGATGAACTAAATTCGATAGTTGATGCACGAAATTTATTAAATGCTGTCAATGTACATATTGATGTATCTGCCCAATAAGTGCCGCCAGCTCCATTTGCAAGTAACGCACGATTTGTGCTAATAGGCCGATTGCTTTTATCTTTGAAAAAGATTTCCCGAGCCAAAAGACTATTTATGTTACGAGGGTCATTAAACGCCATTGCGTCACTCTAATTCTTCCCACGAATTAGAATGAAGGAAGATTTGCCGAACAAGTTTTGTAGGTGCATCAAAAAAGTACGCAAAACATTAAAAGCTAACCGGAAGACCAAAGAAAGTCGTGCAATATCAATTTGTGTAAGTAGTGTATTACAAAAAAAACGTAGAATTACATTAAAAAGTTTTAAATGTAGGGGTAAACCAAGGCTTACAACACAAAATTTAAAGGGTTAAAGATACTTTTTATTTTTAATAATAATGGATGTTAAATCATGGTATCCATTTTTGACGCCTCAAATCATTTTTAAAGATCGTCAAAAAGAAAATAATGCTTATCTTGAAACAAATCCCGCTATTTATGTTAAAGATGATATATTCATTATACTTGTTAGACTTGTAAATTACCGTAAATTTCGTGATAGATCCTTTAAAATGGGTGGCTCACTTAGTGAAAGTTGCTATCATAAATTTACAGCAAGGCATAGTGATACAAAAGGTTTTGAAATACTAACATCAACACCAGTAGTTTTCAAAAATAGATTGCCACAATATTATAGTTGTTGGACAGGTTATGAAGATATAAGATTTATTGATGATAAAAATATATTATGTACTTCACCTACCTCATCGCAATTTGGTAACCCAGTTATTGTAACTGGTATATTGGAAGATAATACAATAACAATAACACAATTATGTATGCCTCATAAGATTGAAAAAAACTGGATGCCATTTCGCGTAGGTACTACAGATTTTGTGTTATATTCGGTATATCCATTAGCCATTAAAAATCTTAGTAATCCAATACCTAGAAGTCTTCATACTGCTGAAGAATTAAAAGGTTATCATGGTAGCACAAATGGCATTAATCATGATAAGGGTTATCTTTTTATTATTCATATATATACTGACCGAACTTATCATAGGTGGTTGTATTTTGATCCTATAAATAATAAATATGGATTTTCAAAACCATTTACTTTCCATGACTATAGTTACATTGAGTTTACATGTTCACTTGTTATATATAAGGAGCGTCTTTTTGTTGGACTCGGAGTGAATGATGATAAAGCATATATTTGTGAAGTATCGCATCCAATTTTAACATCATTTACATACTATGAGTTTGTGACGTAAATTCAAAATTTTTTTGTTGTCTTGTATTTTTCTTTTGGGTTTTTGGGTTTTATCTGTTTCTATCACTCATCATCCTCATCCGCATACGGGTCCAGACGTCCATCACGCCACTTGCCCTCGTACTTGTCACGCTGCACCATATCCTCAAGACGGTGCTTGGTGCGGTCGCACTGGTAGACGTTGCCAGTCTTAGTATGACGGACAAGAGGAGTGCCGTCAAACACAAAGGTCACCCACTCCACGACGTGTGCATCGCCATCCACTGCCACCGATGCCTTCTTCACCTTGACTGGCTTAGTCACGGGCGCGCCATCTGATTCCACTACGGCCTTCTTCATTTTGACTGGCGTAGTCTCAGTCGCGGTTGACTCAGGTGGCTCCGCAGCGGGTTTCTTGGCCTTCTTTGCCTTGACTGGTACAGCGACTGGCTCTACGGCAGTATCGGGCTCAGACTCGGCTGCGGGCTTCTTAGCCTTCTTAGCCTTGGTAGGTTCGACCGTAATTGCACTCGTAGCTGCGACCGTAATAGGTGCCTCGGCAATGCCCATGGGGTACTTGGTCAAGAACCACTCGCACCCAACCACAAAGGACTTGTGGAAGAGCGGAGCATCAAGGCGACCATACCAACCCTTGGGCACCTTAGCCGTATCGGCGTAGTACTCGGCTTCCTTCTTGGCACATGTGGCACAAAGAAGACCGCCAGGTACGGCCTTTTTGCTGCACTGGGTCTCTGGGAAGACCTTGCCATTGGCACCGTCATCGCCAGGGCGAGTACCAGCAATTGGGTTGGCCTCGTCAATCTTACGGGCCAAACAGTGGGACGGGTCAAGTGTGGCAAGTCGGTACTTGTTGCTCCGGAACGGGTCTGTTGCACCAAGCGTAGGGGTAGTGCCATCTGCCACGCCCCTATCGGTGGCATCCGCAGGAGCAAGAAGCTCTGCCTCGGCCGCCGATACCTTCTTAGCCTTCTTGACTTTCTTAGGTGCAGTCTCTACGTCCTCCTTTACCACAAGGGTAGGGGCTCGTTGAGGCAGATGCTCCGTAAGAAAGTCGAAGAGGGGATACAACTCCTCATAGGAGTTGAACTTCAGCTTGAAGCCAGTCGCCGCCTTGATAAACTCGGTGGTAAGAATGGACATCTTGCTTGAAAGGAAGGGAAAGGGACAGTACTTATTGCTCGTAAGTACTTGGCTACGTTAGTGTTTTGATATGTGTAGCCACAGACCATACAAAAGTCTGGCATACTTTTCAATTTTTTCCGAATTGGACACCGTGTCTGGCAATTAAATACACGGTGCCATAGGTTTTCCAAAGAAAGACCACCTCTTTGGGTGGTCTTTCTTTGGAATTCCTATGTATGACCGTAGATTTCTACGGTAAAACCTATGCCCTGAATAAAATGAGTATCACGCTTCTAGGTATAATTTATGCAGTCCTATTTATTATTGTAGGTACATTCTTAGCCGTATATGTAGATGTACTTATGAAACCTAAGTCACTTAACCTAGATACGGCTTTCCGATATATAGGTGCGGTCCTATTTATCATTATAATCATTGGTTCAATTATTAGTTGGCTACTAGACTGTACTTTTAATGTACATGCTGGGCTTCCTACATTTGGTCTTGAAGAGCGTATTCAAGTTATTGGCTAAGAACAGTCAAAATTGAATACTCATATATATTTTGAAATATAGGTTAAAAAATGGATATTACTGTTCCAGAGACACTTATTCGTGCATCTGTCCAGGGCATTGTCTATTTAATTGATAGTCCTACTGGTCGTGTATTTACCTATAATCCAAAAAAACCCACTTATATTGGAAATCTTGAAAAGATTCCTGAAGAGGATAAACATACGATTAGTAAAACAAACGGATGCCTTGCTAATGCACGTGTAAAATATCGCCCTGATATTAAAACAGTTATGGCTCGCCTACGTGCTCTAGAATCCACAAATTAATCAACGCCTGAAAGGGGTTTGCTAGTTTACCGTATAAAACCGAAATTAAGCAACGGTACTCACGAATGAAAAAAGTTGATTGTATTATTTTTTGAATAGTAAGAAGCAAGTAATGGACCTTCCTATACTTGAAATCGCTTTGCGACGTCGTCAATATGAATTATGGCTTAAAATTGTTAAAACTTTTGAAGTTGAACAGTCTTTGAATATTCAAGTTCAAAATTGGATTCGTGAAGGAACAGTTTCAGAAAAGGCGTACGCAAAGTCACAACGAGGCACGTTAAAGAAGACCAAGTCGTGCTAATCGTTCTCCCCTATGATAAGCAAGACGCTCTTCATCACTTATAAAATTATATTTATAAACGTGGTCTGAATTATAAGTACTTACATATGTATAAATTGTAATATCTGCTGTATTATCTGTTGCCACACTTTCAGGTATTGCTCCAGGAATATAAGCTAAGGGCATTGGTGATATTGTATAATTTGGTGCAGCTACTCGTACGGTTACATTTGGCATTGCCCGTAAGCTAATGGAATTAAAAGTTCCAGGTGGCAACCTTGGATAACGATTTAGATGTAATATTTGACCTACTCTATAATCATTGCGTTCTCCAGAATCTCTAAACTGATAATATGTTTGGCTTCGGTCACCCGCCGCAAATCGCTGGTAAATTATATCATTGTAATTTTCAACACGCTCAAAGGTTTCCCATTGCCGCTGCATGGTCAAAATATCAATGCGTGATTTATATTTTACACCTGATAAGTCAAAGGCATATTGAGTTCGTAATGGTTTATATGACATCCTTTTTATTAGTTTTGATTTAGTATTCATCAGCTTCCGCAGTAACATCACTCTCGGAAGATGAGTCTGATGCGTCCTCGCAAGGCTCAGGCAGCGTTAATTCCTTGCGTTTTACGCCATATGCGTCGTAGTCTAGGTCACCTGGTGTATAGACTTCTGATTCCTCTGTGTCAAACTGACTTGAGTAAGCAGCATAATTCCCCATACGGCCTACTCGCAGATTACGAAGTCGAGCGGCCTCTGCGGCCTCAATACGTTCACGTTCGGCCCGTGAACGTTCAAGTGCAGCCTTCTTTGCTTCTTCCTTAGTTTCCTCTTCAGCTCGCTTACGCATCATGTCAGCAAGCGTCGGCTTTCCAGAAGATGGTGTCGCTTTAGGCTTAATGTGCGGAGCACTACCACCAAGGGATGGAAACATCTCCTCATATGTCTGTTGTTTAGGCTCGGGTGGAAGCGCGGCGAGTTCTGCGGCTTCAGCACGCTTACGTGAGAACGCACTCAACCTATAACCATCCGCACCATCGCCACTCATTTCAACTTCAGCGGCGGTAGTGAATACAGATTTCTTCTTACCAAATGCGTCAGGGAAATCATTGCGGTCGTTCCTAGTAGTAGCACCCCGACGCGTACTTTTTCCTCCAAATGCTGCCGCTGCAGCAGAGTCAAATTCAGGGACTCCCTTAGGTCCATTACTGGCTTTAGAGACATAAGGCGTTTCGGTCTCTGGTACACCCTTCCAGCCGCCGCGTGGCTTACGGCCAAATGCGGCCGCTGCATCCGCAGGAAACTCGCTACGGGGCACAACGCACGGACCACGAGTAAAAGACTTGCCGCCGAACGCTGCTGCAGCATCAGAAGGGAAAGTAACAGCACGTCCACCCTTACCAACGGCAGTCCAAGTATTGTCAGAGTCCATTTGAAAGAAATATCTAAGAATGAATCATCACTAAACCTTAAACTCACGGCGAAAAACCAGTCAATTTTTGCTGCACTTACGAGTCGTCAAACATCATCTTTCCAACACCATTACAAACTTCATACACATTCCAAGACTCGCCGTAAAGTTCAGCATATGTTTTACGACTTACGTTTCGGATATCGTATGGAATGGCATTTAAGGTTATGTATAAAACGGGCAGCGATGCTCGTGTAAAATTCAGCGTCCCCGCCGGATTTGCGCTGTCAAATCCTCCAAAAGTAAGCGTATAAATCTCCTGCGGTAATTCAAGATTCACAAGGTCAAGTCCCATTCGTTGACTTTTCCAATAGGCTGTTACCTCACGAACAATTGGTAGCGTAGATAATTTTATGCGGTCAATATTTGCTATATTAAGGCGCACAGTCCGTATAAACGGTTTGCCATTAGATGCACGTAAATTTGTACGCTGTCCAGCTTCAAGTGCTGCCGCACTGTGAAATCCTAATATAAGTCTGTCCATTGACCCAATAAAATCAATGTTAAGAGGAACCTGATAAACCACCCCTGGATTTTGAGAAGCAGCAGTCATAATATTATCTTCTATTGTGTACTGTTGATGCTGAACTGTTTGAAATGGAAAACGGAAAGTCTGGGAATTGAACCAATTAATTACATCTTTTGGAAGATAAACTTCTGTTTGCTCTAACATCATATGAAGGTCTTTCATAACAGGCATGTCCAAAGTTCGCAAACTTGTATTTATCGGACCGCCTTCCGTACTTTGAACAAGCAAGGGTTTTCCACCCCACGGTTGCGGAGCAAGCCGCCCGTCGCTTGCTACGACTAGTTCATCGTAATGACGTAAATGTATCCGAATTCGAAATCGCTGCTTCCGTAACGCACAAAGCGGTAACCCAGGGTCGCTAAGGTACTGCCATCCAAAAACAGGAAATGGTATGCGTAAACTTACATTTGTTGCACTGCGGCCAATCGCCAGCGGTGTTTCAACGCGACTTCCAATTTCTGCGGCCACCAAGTATGTTGTCGTATATCCGTAACTTTGACGAAGTCGCCAATCCAAATATTCGCCATAAGCTTCGTGAATAAGAATCTGGTCCTGAAAAATCTGAATTTTTTTAAGCATTTGAAATCCAAGATTATTACACCAACCAAAAGTAACGCCGCTACCATCAGTTACGACTCCTGTTGGATTCACCGCCGCTGCTTCAGGCGGTAGCCACGTTGGCAATGTAACCCGCAAATAAAAGTGCTTTACCAAATCACCGCGATGCTCAATATCGAAGTCAACAATTTTGCCCCATTCCGGGGCGTTACGCGGTGGCATTACATAGATTTCTTTGCTAAACGGTGCCGCACGTACATATACACTGTTGAAAAAACTAATTAAGGGGTTCGAGGTAAAAAAGACATCCTTTTTTCCTCGAGCCACAAGTTCAAGCAAACCGCCAGATCGACTGGTCATTCTAATCACACTTTTCGTATTTTTCGTGTAATTATACGTGCTGGCACCGTTTTCTTGTGTTCAAGATAACTCGCAACAACACGATGAACGCCATCAAGCATAGTATATTTATTGTTTGAACGGTAAAGCCACACTGGTTTATCTATTTTACCTAATTTACGTATAGTTCGTCTATGATGACGTACAGATGCTAAATTCGCCATGCCGCGAGGCCTATCACTTTTAGGATAAGGATTGCTACTTAGCCGATTGGGATTAAAGTTATCTACTTTTCCTTGTTTGAAAAGTGTTAAGGGAATTTTTCGATTTTTTGCAGTCTTAAGTTTACCTAACGCAGATTTTCGTGTTTTGAAAATACCTAACAAAATCCCAGTGCCAACTGCTGCATTAAAAGTGTCATTCATCTTGATATTAAATGTCAAATTTAATTGAAACGGGGTATTTTATCGCAACAAAATCACTCCAGTTTCTACCGTGATCATAATCGCTCCACGCAAATAAGATTTTCGCATTACTTGCTGTTAAAGGTAGCGATGTCCATAGTTGCTTTTGAAAATGAATCAAAGCGTTCATCACTCCCATTTCATTATGCCGCCATACAGGATATGTTAACAGCGGTAAAAATTCGTCTACTTTTATACCCAGCGAAGTATCATAAATCCAAAAACAATTAAGAAAGTACGAGCCATCAAGGGCAATATTATATTTTGTTTGAAGACTAGCAATCGCCGACGGCTGTTTTACCATTTCAAGCGCCGTGCTAAATCGATGCGTTTTTCCCGCCGTGTCATCGGGGCATACGAATTTACCACGCCAATCGACTTCTAAGATATATTTCACATCATCAAGTATGCGTAGCCCAGCATCAACCCATATAACGCGTTCCCACGCGTCAAAGTAGGGTTCAAATGCGTGTAGTTTTTCCCACTGTGCAAGTTTCTTTAATTCGCGTCCATCGTTGGTAGGTACAGTAAAAGGTGCCGCACGTATCTTTTCAACATATGCTGTCAAATCAAACCGTGGAAAACATATATATGTTACATTGTTTGTTGTCAAGTAGCCGTCATCTGGCCGGAAATCAACTCCAATTAGCACAATGCTACCCGTCCATTTTCCTTTTGTGCGAAGGTCTTTTATGGTTTGCTGAGCCCGAAAAAAATAACCGCTATCACACAATGTTACAAAAACCGTAGACATTACATTAAATCAAATAAAATGCCTTTATACTGTTTCGCGTGAAACAAGTACAACATTTGCTAAAACAATTGCGGCTGCACCTAGTCCCTGTATGAATGTTGGTGTTTCGCTTGTAAATAACCAACTTAGCAGATATGCGGAAATTACACCAAAAAAACTTAGTGCACTAAAAATAACCGTGCTTACTTTTGGTATTAAGTAAAAACGAAGTGCGTATCCTACAAACCCAACAAGACTATTGAATAATAATATACTGCTTAGCCCGCTGCCACTTATTTTGAACGCTTTGCTTGAAATTAGGCCAACCGCTAATCCAATTATAACCGCTATGCTCCACATTACTCCGCTACTGCCATACATTTGCGTCATTTTTGTATATGGTTGAGTGCTTTCGCCGTCCTTGTGAGATTTGAACCATAAATAAATACCTGTTTCTGTAACTGCGGCTATCAACGCCGCAATTACACCAATAAGCGTCCAGTTGCTACTTGATGGCTGAGCTAAAGCAATTGTACCGGCTAATGCGAGTCCAATCCACGGCAGCGACCGCAATCGAACTTTTTCACCAAACAACACCGACGCACCAAGTATGTTCCAAACCGGGTAAGTATAGAATAGTGCCATTGCGTTACCGGCCGCTAACTGGTCAAAACCAACATAACTTCCAATTACGTGTAGGAGATTTAAGGCCCCTGTTGCGACCGTTTCACTAGAAAATAACGTGGCAGGAACTAGTGGTACACCCGTTAAATATGCCATGGCGGCACCAAGACCTGCATAAATAAACATACGAAGACCGACCTGGAAAAGTACCGTCGCATCCACAAGTTTAATAAGCAGTGGATAGGATGAAAGCACTATTTCACTAATCATCAATAGCAATTCATTGATGCCCATCTTCTACTCTACTAATTTCAGCCTAATATAAACATCGTTGTCAACATAATTTTCTAGATTATTTAATTCAGTTCGCATTATAGTTCCAAATCTACGATTGTATATAATACATTTAATTTTACTATTAATAATACCAAGTAAATTTCGCACTTCGCTAATCAATTCGTTAATATCATTACCATGATAATGAAAGATTGGTTTATAGGCGGAAATATTGTGTGCGTTTTCAATGTAGACAAGCATATGGATTACATTTGATGCGGTTTAGAGCCTTCATTTTTGAAGTAAGTTAGAATAAATGAGTTTTCCGGTGATTAAATGCGGCGATGGCACTAATTTTCAAGGCATCCCGCACGCTATGCCGCCAGTTCATGTTAGCGGGCCGCGGCCGCGTGTTATTATGACATCGGTTAAAATTCCCGATGACCAAATTTGGGCAAACGGACTTTTCCAAAACGTATATGTTATTTACAAAATGTTGGAAGCAGCAGGAATTGAACCATATGTGCTTGTTGATAATAATGATAATAATAAAGATGCAATTATTCATAAGAAATTCCGCGTATTAGACTTTAAAGAATATGCTGCAAAACCGTTTCACGTGATTGGTTATATTGAAATGGGAATGAGTTGTGAACCCGCGATTCGTGCACATTTTCGGCGAATGGGTGCAAAGGTCGCAAAACTTTATCTTGGTAATATTTTGAATATTGATATTGAAACAGTTACATATTTACCTGGTGTGAATTTTAGTCATCATGTAGCTGGAGAGCTAGATGAAATATGGGTCAGCCCCCATTATGATATTCACGCTGAATACGCTGGTTCAATCAACGGATTATGTGGAAAAACACGAATCGCACCATATGTATGGGACCCAATTTTTATTGAAGAGCTTGGATTTTTGTACAAACCTGTATGCGGTCCAAGAACATTTGTAGTTATGGAACCAAATATTAGTTTTCAGAAAAACTCATTGGTGCCTATATTAGCGTTAGAAGCATATTATCGTAAGTTTCCCCAAAATGTCAAAGAAGCAATTATTGTAAATGGACAAAAGTTTAAGGATAATCCTTATTTTCAAAAGAACATTGCTCCGCATTTAACGATTTTAAAAAATGGGCTGCTTCATCTAATGCCTCGTGCGCATATTGTAAATTTTGCTCGCGCATATCCGCATGCTATTGTGCTCCAACATCAAGTTAATAATCAATACAATTATAGTCTTTTGGAATGGGTTACGATGGGATTTCCAGTCATCCATAATGTACCCCTATTCAAAGAATTTAGTTATTATTATGAGGGTAACGATTTTGATGCCGCTGCTGTACAGATTCAAGCAATTATTGAACACCACGATGCAAACGTGGAAACTCACCGAGGCCACGCTCGACAACTGGCGTGGCGTTTTAGTCCTTACAATCCTGAAAATATTTCAGGATGGTTAAAACTTATTTTGGAAAAATAAATACTTACCCGTAGAAAATGGTCTAAACATCGTGAACACAATGCTGTTTAGAACAATGCGTATCGGAGTAACAGTCCGTTTTCAAAATAGTTATTTTAGCGGGTCGGTGCCACAAGTTGCGTGTGCATTATCCCGTGCATTAGCAGATGCCGGTCACGAAGTACGACTACTTTACCCAAAGGGTGACAGTTCATGGTTTATTGACGCAGATGAATACAAGGAAGATCTTCCTCCACGTATTGAATTTGTAGATACTTTGCAATTTGATGCTGTTGTTGAGGTTGTATGGCAACTATCCGCAATACAACGCAAAACAGTAGCACCGCGCGTTATTGGCTTTATTCATTATCCACCGCTTTTCTATGATATGGAATCGTGTGTGTATATGTGGAACGGGTCGCAGCGTGATTTCACTAATCTAACCGAATTATGGACATACGACTTTTATGAAAAGACCGATGTGCGATATCTTGAGTTTTTAAGCGGGTTGACCGTTAAAACAGTGCCGTATGTGTGGGACCCTGATGCACTGGATAAGTTTGTTGCAAAGGAGCGCATACCATCGTGGGACGAAGGTGCAAAAAATATGGAGCACAATATTCCTAAGAACGTGCCGTCCAGTCTTTCGTGGTGTGCACGAGTAATGGAAAGCAATTTTAGCAACACGAGTCATGCAATTATTCCGTTAAATATTATTAGCGAAGTTCGTAAACGCGTTGCACCGATTCGATTTAGTGTTCATAATGGTGAAGCACTTGGAAAACATCCGTTTTTCTTATCAAATATTGCCAAGAATCTTGTACTTCCTGATTTAAGTGGTAATATGGTTCCACGTGTGCGTCTTCCTGAGCTGCGTAAGGAAAAAACTGTATTAATTGCACACAGTCGTTTTCGTCCTATGAAAAGTTATTTACTTGATGCACTTTACCTTGGTATCCCAGTTATACATAATAATCAAATTATCAAAAATCTTGGCGGAACGTATTATTATGAACTAAATCAGATTGTTCAAGCCACTGATGTTTTTAAGAATATGATGGACGATTATGCTGCGCAAAAAGGTTACTTTTCGAGTAACGCTGGGCCTACGCGTCAGCGTATTTTGCGTGCGCGTTATAGTCCAAAGGCTGTGTCTACACAATATGATAAGGCGTTGTTATCGGCGTCAGTTCGGTCTGATAAATCTGTGGAAACGGTTTCGGTGCCACATGCTCCTTCAGCAAAAGGCACACTAAGGGTTGCTTTTGCAACAATGTGGGATGACTTTGTACCGCAGTATAACTTTTTCATGTATCTGCTTGGATGGATTGGAAAACAAAACAATATTGAAGTCGTGCTAGATGAAAAATCACCTAATCTTGTTTTCTTTGGACCGTGGAGTAATGGAACAGAATCTGCGTGGCCTAATGTGCCAAAAGTTTACTTTACCGGTGAAAATTCACCGCCAAACAAGGATAAAGACACTTTCCTTAATGTTGGTTTTGCATATAATACTGAGGAAAACTACGTGCGACTGCCGCTGTGGGTTCTTGAAATTAACTGGTGGGGTGCGGATGTAAATAAAATCGTTAATCCTAAACCAGTAAGCCTTGAAGCCGCAACTAAATCTGCACATAATAGTAACAGAAAAAAATTCTGTGCTTTTGTGGCTACGAATCCTAACAATCCAAATCGCAACTCAGCTTTTCATATACTAAATTCTTGGCGCGGCGTTGAGGCGGGCGGTCGTCTTTTTTGTAATCGCGACGGTGGCCCTATTCCCGCCGGTCGCGGTGGTGGCGGCGGCGAACTTGCGAAGGTGGATTATTACAAAGACTTCAAGTATGTAATCGCATTTGAGAATTCATCCGCTCCTGGTTATACGACCGAAAAATTGTTTCACGCAAAGGTTTCAGGTGCCGTGCCGATTTACTGGGGTGATCCGTTTGTAGACCGCGATTTTGATTCACGCGGATTTATTAACGCAAACGGCATTAAAACGGCCGAGGACTTAGTAAATCTTGTAAAAAAAATAGATGACGATCCTGCGGCGTATGCAAAAATGGCAAGCATTCCTGCACTTTCAGAATTTAAGCGACGTTGGTGTGAACGTACAATGGAGCACCTAGCATCAAAAATATTTAAGACTATTGTGGGAAATACAATAACGATTAGTGACAATGCTTGGACTAATGCGTCCAAATACGGTGCTGAATATGAGCGTTCTCAAACTAAAGATTTCGTGCCTAATGTGCCGTCTATTGAGTCCTCCCCGCACCGCATTTTAGCAACAGCCGCCAATTCAAAATATATTGAAGCTGCTATAAATCTTTTTGCGAGTGCACGTTCATTTGATAAGTCTATGAAGCATATCCTATATGTATGGCCAGATGTCGGCGCCAAGTTGCTTGAAGCCGTGAAACCTTATGTAAATGAAATTCGTTTACTGCCAACGGACGAGCAAACACAAACCCCATGGCCAGATTACTGGGAACCGCAGCATTTTGCTTGGAAGTTATGGGTTCACAACAATCTTAATAATAATGAAAAGTCAGGCAGCAGTGTGCTTTATATTGATTCAGGCACTGTGATTTCAAATCCGCTTACACAAGTATGGAACATCATTGAAAATAATGAAGTATTTTTGATTGATGATCCGACGCAACAAAATGAACGTTGGTGCCACGCAGATTTTAATCGTAATATGAATGTAACGTCTAGCGAATTAAAATGTAATCAATTATGGGCTGGTGCTATTGGATTCCTAGTAGGCGGCACATATACAAAAGTCATCAATGACGCTTTACAGGCGGCTGAAATGCGGACAACTATTGTTGGTAATAAGTGGCATCGTTATAGCGATGTGTGTCTGGGTCATCGTCACGACCAATCTATTTTGAGCGTCTTGACGCAACGTGCAAATCTGCCACGGCAGCCATTAAATACCTATTACTGCGATATCTCGGCTCACGCAGCAAAACAGTTTGGCACACCGTTCTATGTTCATCGCGGCAACTACAAAGAATTTGAGCCATTTGCTCAAGGCATCGATGAGGCATATTTGATTAATTTGACGCGTCGCAAGGACCGTCTTGAAAAGTTCAAAGCACATCATGCAGATATTAAGGATAAAACATACGTGTTGCCTGCGACTGATGGGCGTGCACTTACGCTGACACCTCAACTTGTAGAGTGCTTCCGTGATAACGACTTCAAATGGAAAAAGGCTATTATGGGCTGTGCTCTGAGTCACTTAACTTTATGGGAAAAACTAGCTAATGACAAAGTAGCGAAAAGCTACTTAATTATGGAGGATGATGTAAACCTTCCAAATGGCTGGCTGAATCATTGGAACAATATCTCTAAAAATATTCCAAGTAATGCGGATGTTGTCTATCTTGGTGGTGTTTTGCCTCCAAATATACCAGTTTTCCCGCAGATTATTGAACAAGTGAATGAAAACTTTGCACGCGTTAAGAAAAATAATTTGTATGGCGGTGCACTGCGTCGTTATTTCCACTTTTGTAATTACGCCTATTTGCTCACGCAGCACGGCGCACAAAAGATTGTGAAACTTGTAAAAGAGCGTGGTATATTTACAAGTGGGGACCATATGATCGTGAATCACGGCGATGAACTTTTGAATATTTATTTCACGATTCCGCTGATTGCACGTTGCTGGCAAGATGATGACCCGTCATATCAAAATTCACAGTTTAATGATTTCAGCAGAATTGATAAATTTGATAGTGATTTGTGGAACAACGATGAACGATTTAGCAATGAAGAAATCAATGCTGTGCAGCACGGGATAAAAGTCGTTACGCCTGAGCACCACTCTGCAATTGCTAACGATGAAATTTTTAAAAATATATGGAATGCCTTTTTAAGAGCTATTGCTAATAGTGATGCTGTGGGTATAAATAACGGTATTGATGTTGTCTTTCAAGCTTGGTCTTCAATGACCCAGGCACAAATCATCTCAAAATTAAGTTGGTTTCGCATATTGGAACAACTTTTACTTTCCAAAAATAGTGTTATCATTCCTTATGTGCCAAAGATTATTTCAAATATCAAAAACAAATTCCCAGAATCATTAAACCATATTTGGGATAACGTTAGGAGAGCTTATTCTAATGATATAACAGTATCAGACGCAAGTGTTAGTTTTATTACAGATATACCTAAGAAGCAAAGCATTGTAGCTTGGCATATGGAAGAAATACTACCTTCCTTTTTGGAATGTCAATGGTTCGACGCAATCTTTCCATATCCGCTCGAATATAAGAAATTTAATTCCTTACAAACATTGTTGGAAGCTGAGGGCACGCCACTTGTTATTTATCAAAAAATCAGCGGCATTGATGTAAGTGGCCTTTTCAAAATATTTGCTGAGCAGTTCAAAGCACATGGTAAGCAAATGATTGTACTACATTTGAGTGATGAATTTGCTAATGATAATATTGACTTTTACACATCTGATGGAATAAAAGCAGTTATTCGCAATTATTGGCGTCCTAATCTACCATCAAAAGCGTATTTGATTCCGCTGGGTTATGCAAGTGGACGCAGTGGCCAATATTTAGGAAATACTCCAACTTTCAGTTCACGTAAAAATATATTTGCATTTAGCGGGTCAATGGATCGCGTTGGGCGCAGCGAAGCCCTAAAGACCCTTGAAAGATTAACTCCGCACGAAATAGTTTTACGTGAAAAATGGAGCGACGCTGCACCTCAAAACGGCCCAGAGTATAATAACTCCCTCCGTAATGCGAAGTTTGTACCCTGCTTACGCGGCAGTAAAGCACTGGAATCATTCCGTATTTATGAAGCCTTAGAGCACGGTGCTATTCCAATCTATGTGCCTTCAGAATCAACAGATGGGACTAGCGATGAATTAAAGGAGCAATTTGGCGCAAGCCCTCTTCTAGGATTTCCTTCCTGGGAAGCAGCGGCTGAATTGCTTTCAAATCTGAGTCAAAAAGAAGAAATAATGGAAAAGCATAGGCAAGCTTGTATGAAATGGTGGGCGGATAAGAAGGCTGAGGTCGCACGTCGAGTAGCAGCACTCTTTTAACCAAAGCAGCCAAAGCAACCGCAACAAGTAGAAGATACTGTTCCACCCAACTTGCTCCATTCATCAATTGTATAATTATCGCTCATTGAACGATTACATCGCACACAAATCGGGCGCAGATTTTTAATTTCTAACCTACCACCCTTTGACTCTGGAATGTTATGCCCCACTTCAAAGTCAAATACGCTAATAGTATTTTTACACCATTTTATAGGACATTTACTTTCGAATTTAGTCCCAACGTAGTGAATCCAAACTTGCTCTCGCAACGCCTTAGGAATAGTTGCTTTATGTTTCGGCGTTTTACTCTCTTTCACCGCATTGATTGGGTTCATTGGAATATGAATAATAGTTAAAATATTCATCAACTTTTATTGACAGCCGCAGCACGGGTTAAAGACAGTATAGTAAGTTTTGTTAGAAATGTCGGATTACTATGCACTCAGTGAACTTTTAAAAGAAGCTGGACTGAAACATAATTTGCCAAAAAGCAGTGGAAAGCGTTTTTTACTTGTCGGCACTCACGCACATCAGACAACCGGTTATAGCAAAGTAACCCATCATATTGTGGAAGAGTTATCTAAGCGCGCCGATGTTCAGGTATTCCATTTTGGATTTCAAAAGTTTATGGTCGCGCCGCCTGATTATCGGCCGTATCCAAGCAATGTAGATGTTTTTGACCCCGTGGCCGTTGAAAAGGCGGGCGGCGCCCCGCAAGAAATGGGGTTTGGTTTCAGTCAGTTGCCCGCGTATGTGCGAAAAGTCAAACCAGATGTAGTTATGATTTATAACGACGCAGGTGTTATTTGCCGATTTCTAGACAAGTTGAAAGAAGATCTGACGCCCGAAGAGCGCAACTATAAATTAGTTATTTATTTGGACCAAGTATATACTATCCAACGCCCTGAGTTTCTTGCACGTATGGATGCGGAAGCACACGCATATATTACATTTACAGATTATTGGAAGTCCGTGTTGGAAAAGCAGGGTGTCAAAAAGCCGGTTAGCGTACTTCGTCACGGATTTGACCCAACGCAGTTCAAAGTAATTGACCGGTGTGAAGCTCGTAAGAAGCACAATATTCCTGAAAATCTTTTTATTTTCTTAAATCTTAACCGTAATACTCCACGAAAGCGTTATGACTTGGTTGTTACGGCTTTTGCGGAGTTGGTGGCACGGCATCCAACAAAGCCGCTTGGACTTATGTGCGTATGTGATGGTGGTGAGACTGGCGGTTTCCCAATTCAGGAGATTTATTTACGAGAACTCGATAAACGAAAGGTTCCACTACAATTTCACGCCCATAAATTGATGATTTCTAAACAAGCACTTACATACACGGATGAAATGATTAATGAATTATACGCAATGGCGGATGTTGGTATTACTGCTGCAGATGGTGAGGGTTTTGGGCTTTGCCAGTTTGAGGGTATGGGCATTGGAGTGCCTCAAGTGGTGCCTGATATTGGTGGATTCAAGGATTTTTGCCGCCACGGCAAAAATTGTATGACGGTAAAGCCTAAATATACTTCTTATTTGCCACTTGCATCAAGCAGTATTGGAGGACAGATTGAAATTGTTGACCCAATTGATTTAGCAATTGCTGCGGAGAATTACTTGTTAGATAGCGATTTGCGTAAGGCTCACGGAGCCGCTGCACGAAACACTGTACTTTCTTATGTGTGGAGCGAAGAGATTGAAAAGTTGTATAGACTAATTATTTCACTCTAAAAGTTTCCGTCAATCTACGCACACCACCTTCTAAGATAGATTCAAATGCCTCAGATTCATAAGACATTAGCCCAAGCGCAATAAAACTTAAACAAACTCCTAACGCTTTTGTGTAACCAATCGTTTCACCAAAGACCACTAATCCAATAAAAGTCACAACAATGTCGCTTGTCAAATCCCATACAAGATTCATAATTGTTAGTGTTTCGCCTTTGAGCGCTAATAGAAAAATAAACGGCGACACTGCATAAAGTAAAAAAGGCAGTGCCATCCATCCAAAAGTTAGGCTTTTATTGCTAACCGATTTGACAATTGGGAGCGTTATTGAGTCTAATGCGCCAAAAACTAGGCCAAAGCCTAAAGTGTGAAGATTAAATATTTTATTAGTTGAGAGAAAATTAAAAGAATGAAAATTCTCATTTTAGGATATTTTCATTCCAAAAATACGGAAGGCCTTTATAATATCTTAAAATTTTTAAAATTTCAATTTGAACATCTAGCAGATTGTAAAGATTTTACAAGTTATGATTTGATCATATCGCCAGTTAAACCGCTTGAGGCTTACAAGTGGCCCTCAAAAAGGTTTATTTTTGGGCCTCATTTTGGTGTTTATCCATCGGTATTACCAGTCATAAATTCTATAAATAATGCGGAACATAATTGCGTTTATATTCAACCGTCTGATTGGGTATCAAATCTTTTTGCTCCTTCTATAACTAATATGCCAGTAAAAACATTGAGTTTTCCAGTTGATACAGAAAAATTTAAGGCATTGCGGGTAAATCCGGTCGGTACAAACAAAGTAATGATTTATTTTAAAAATAGAAATCCGCACCATTTAACTATGGCGCACGAATTTTTATATAAAAAAGGGTTTGAAATAATAATTTTTGATTATTCAAAACGTTACAATGAAAATGACTACTTAAATGCTTTAAAAAATGTAGCCTTTGTTTGCTGGATTGGAAGCCATGAAAGCCAAGGGTTTGCGCTTCAAGAGGCGCTAATCATGAATGTGCCATTATTTGTTTGGAATGTGAAACTACTTAGTGACGAATGGGGTGGGAAAAGACCAGATATAGCAGCAACCTCTTTAAGTTACTGGGATGATAGTTGTGGTAGTTATTTTGATGATGAAAAAAATATGGAATCGTGTTTTGAATTATTTTATAAAAACTTAAATAGTGGTCTATATCAGCCACATAAATTTATAGAATCTTGTGTGGGTGTACAAGTTTGCGCGCAACGGTTTTTAAAACTGTTTATTAATTAGGAATGCCAAAATACACGCGCAAACTAAAAAAAAATAATCCGTTTTGGCCCCACAAATATTATGCGGGCCTCACAAAAAAACAGGCCGCAGAACGACGTAAAGAAATTTTAAAATTTGGTGCGATGAGTTGGAAAGATCCACGGGCGTATGTAGGATTCAAAACGGATAAGTATGGAAAACGTCGTACTTCTTCATATACTATGGAATTTCGCCGACTTTTCCCAGATGCTAAAAGCCTTGAAGAAAAAGCAGCCGCAACAGGTGTGCCGGTCAAGTATATTAAAAAATCTTACGACCGCGGTTTGGCTGCGTGGCGCACGGGCCATCGTCCTGGCGCAACTCCGCAGCAGTGGGGGTACGCGCGTTCCGCAAGTTTTTTAATGTGCGGTAAAACGCATTACGGTCCCGATTCGGATCTTGTTCGCGATGCTCGTAAACACAGCGCATCAGCGCGTCGTTGGTTTAAGCGTTGTGCCACACGAAAGACTACAAAGATATGATATTACGAATAGGAATCTGGTTTGAAGTGTGTCATGTATCGTATGGTGGCCCATCATTAGTTCTTACAGGTACATTATTAGGTTTTTATCAGTGGGCCAAAGAAAATAATATAGAAATATTAGTTCTTTTAAATGAACCTGGTGATGTTAATTGGTGTCTTTCTTCAATAGATGAAAATAATGCACATAAATTACAAAATTTATGGTGCGGACCAATAGTTTACAATCACGTGGATGTAAATAACGATTACAAAACTTCACCAATTTGGAATAATAATAAAAATATCCTATTTCCAAGCACTTGGTATGCTAATATGATTTGTACATCAATGCCATACAAGGACCCGTTGAAAGCAGATGGACGACGTTATGCAGTTTGGCCATCGGGCGTTGATACAGATTTTTTTTGTCCGCCGCCGGCGATACAAGAAAAAACTATGGATTATTTTATTTATTTTAAGAGTCAAACACCCTCTGATTTACAAGTAATTAATGAATATTTATTTAGTAACTGGTTTGGAATAAAGGGTTCTGTGCTAACATATTATTTTTATGATAAAGAAATGCTTAGAAATACCGCAAGATCTTCTAAATTTTGTATTATGCTTGATAATACTGAAACACAAGGGCTTGCGGCGCTTGAAATAATGGCAACTGGCTGTCCATTATTTGTGTGTGATTGTACATATTATACTAATAATGGTGTAAATTATCCTGCTACATCTGTAACAAATATGGATAATACTTGTGGTATGAAATCTAGTTTAGCAAAATTAAAAGATGATTTTCCAATTTTTATAGATAATCTTAAAAACTATAAGCCACGCGATTTTGTAGTTTCAAATTATTCATTTAAATGTGCAGCAGGTCGTCTTTTGACGCTAATTATGCGTGGAGATTGAGTACCGCAGCTAAACAGTGTCAGCCTACGTACCGTTGACTCTCAAAGTTAAGACCACCCCAAATGGGGTGGTCTTAATTTGAAGTCAAAGGCATTGCCGTCATAAATTAAAAGTTAAGACCACCACAAGGGTGGTCTTAACTTTTAATTTTGACGGTACGACCGATAGAAAACCGAAATTAAGCAAAGCCAAAGGTGTTGCTTAATTTCTATAGCAGTTAAAAAGCTCTGCTGCCGTGGCTTTCCGAATTTGAGCAACGGCTTTGCCGTTGCTTAAACAGTGTCAGCCTACATACGACCGATAGAAAACCGAAATTAAGCAAAGCCAAAGGTGTTGCTTAATTTCGGTTTTCTACGGTAGACGGAGACCTGGCGGGCATTTGAGATGTGCACTGGTCTAAGTTGCCCTCCAAACCGTCCAATCGCTCCACGCCGCACGACACATAACGCACGTTCTCGCACGCCCTGGCCCGCTGAACCACTCTGCCAGCGCCGTCTGCCGAAAGCAGTGACTGCAGCCGGCACAGTGCACATACAAATCTCCCACAGCCAACTCGTCGTGTGTAATCGCGCAAAATGAGCGACCTATTTCCAGTGGGCGTGGTACTGGATCAGAGGTATTGAATAGTACAGGCGGCGCAGCAGGCGCCGTAGGCACAGGCACCTCCCATCGCCGCAACATAATGCTAGTAGTAGTTTCAAATCGTAGTCCAGCCAGCCCACTCCTAGTTCTAAGTTGATTATGCACGAACCCGCATACTCTGATATGGGCTTGCGGATTAGCAAACCGAAGTTGAAGCCGCACCCCACCAATACGCGAAAAGTTAATCGCACCGGCAAACGAAGAAGGTTCTCGCGACAGCATCGACGCCCGCAAGTCAAATGGAATGTAGACGCATTTTGGCGATAAACGTCGCATCACGAAGGCGGTTGTTATCTCGTTCAGGTCTATCACACTAAGCCCATTCGAGATTAGTCGGAATTCCGTTAAATCGCACGCATCGCTCGTTTCAATCAACAGTCCTTTTGTCGGCGAATGCGTGTCAAACCAAAAATCAAATTCAGATGTTGGCTCCGCTGGGCGAAAAAGTTCAGAGCACGAAATACCCTGTGTATGGTCTTTTGTTTCTTCCAAACGCACAAACTCACGGCGCTGTGGAGTATCCATACAAATGCCATGATTAATTAGTGAAAACTCCCTTCTAGACAGCAGTTTAAATTTAACTTCGTGATAGGATAAGCGTATCAAAGCGATATCTGGGAAAAATGCGTTCCAATCCAGTCCTAATATGTGCTTATTTCGTACACGCCGATAATCTGTAGAAATCGCCCGCAGCACCGAAAGCGGCAGCCGTAGCATCGGCTGTTCGCCAATCGTCATCTCCAAATAATCCTCATAATTCTCCAAAAACGGATCTTCTTCAGATTCAATTACGAGCGCTACGGGCTGTACTGTGTCACCGCCGTTTCGTATAAGAATGCTTCCACCAAGTGAATATTCTTCACGGATTTCTGTGGCAATTTTTGGAACACCTAATGCGGCATCGTGTGCGCCTTGCGCCACCAAAATAATCAATGCATTTGCCATTAGATTTATATATCAGAGAAATCTTTAGATTTACCGTAGAAATCTGAAATTAAGCAACGCTGAAGGCGTTGCTTGATTTCAGATTTCTATCGGTCGTACGTAGGCTGACGACATTTAAGCAACGGCTTTGCCGTTGCTTAAATTCGGAAAGCCACGGTAATGGCCTTCAATCGCGTGGATAAACCATAAGGCCTAATATGATACAGAAAAAGAGGAATGTGTGGAAAACTAAGCCTAATGTTGTCGGGCAACCGCCTTCTGAAGCTAGTGTGCCAAAAATTCCACCACTTATTTTTTGGACAATTTTGTATATTTCTGGATTTGCAATCAAGAAGAATACAAGTGCCGAATAGAAACTATACTTTGCTTTTAAAAGTATGTTCATTTCTTTAATTTTCTAGTATGACGTGCGGTTTTTTTCTTTTGCTTACGAGTGCCGCCGCCGACACCAGCTGAACGCGATGCTGTACCTAAAGCACGTCCTGCGGCAGCCCTCTCCGTATGGGCCGCTTCGGCAGCCGCTGAACGCAATACAGCCCCAGGCCCCCTATGTGATTGCGCATATTTTGATGGATCAGTACCACGACTCGCAGTATCAAATGCGGCTCTTCTATTTCTAACAGAACTACCAAAACTAGTTGAATCGCCGCGCTTCAAAGAGCGTAATCGAGCGATTTCAGTTTCTAATGAAGCAATCTTTTCATTTTTAGCAACAGAATTTGCTTTTGTTTTTCCATGGATTCTAAGGCTTTCAAACATATCACTATCCCGTTTTGCTAAATCTTCTGTTAATTCTTTAACTTTTTGTTGGGCGGTTAAAAGACGCTCTTCAAGAACCCTCATTGCTTCCGTATTAGGTGCGACTTTTGCAGCTTCTTCTAATTTTGCACTGTTTTCACCGCGTTTATTTGCGGCAAGGCGTAATTCATCTTCTAAGGCCGCAATGCGCTCCTTAGCAGCATCGAGACCCGCAACTGAAGCTTGTGCTTCACTCAAAGCCCGCTCTAAATCCCCTATTCTTCCCACTTGTGTTTGAAGTTCAGATATTCTGCTTGCATTTGAATCATGACGATCACGCACTGTTCGAAGTTCAGCAGTCAATCTATCTATATTTTCGCCATCACGACGTGCGGCCGCTAATTCATCTGTAAGACGTACAACATCCGCTGTGAGCCTTTCGCTATTACGTGAAGCGGTTGTTGATGCTTCGTTAGCCGCAGCCCTTTGTGCGGCCAAAGCGGCTTCTGCCGCTTTAAGTCGTGTAGTAAGCTCATTTCGTTCAGCACCAATAGCACCAATTTGATTTCTAAGTCCTGCGAGATTTGATTCCAGTGCGGCACGCTCAGTCGCTGTACTACTATCAATCGCACTTCTTAAATTTTTACTACTTGCTAATTGGCCTTCAAGTTCTGCTATACGAGCATTTCGCAACGAAACATTAGCAGCACGTCTATCACGTTCTTCTGTTAATTGTCGTGTTAAATCATTACGCTCTGCACTATGCGACGCACGTTCTTCCTTCAACAACCTGTTTTTTTCTATACCCCTAGTTACTAAATTCTCTGTATTACGTTCAAATGCAGCAATTTTGTCGTTACGTTCTTTAATATTTCTTGAAGTCTGTTCTGCTTTTCGCAGTGCTTCTTCTAATGCTGCAATTTGCGCACGTGCTGTCATTAATTCAGCATTTGATGCGTTTTTCGCTGTACCTGCGTCTCGCACCCGTGATTCATTTTCTGCGTTGCTTGACTCTAATCTTTCAATCTTAGCATTTGCGGCCGCTAATTCTTCTGTTAATGCATTTATTCGGTCATCTTTAGCAGGTATATCAGTATCTATTTGTGTTTGAAGTCTACTAATTATAGCATCTTTTTCTTCCGCTTGTTTACTTAATTCATCTGTGTATTTTGCTTCTAAAGCTGCTATTACTCCCTTATGCTCCTCGCTTTCACTGGTTTTCAAAATTTCAAGAAATTTTCTGTACTCAAACGCACGTTTGTTACATTCTGTTGTTATGCTTTTAATATTTGGACTCGCAGCACTCAAAACTTTCAGTTCAGCATCAATATTAGTTAAAAATCCCTGTACTTGCAACAGCATGTCATTATATTTATCACCTAATAACCCAATTAATTGTAATAATAAATCTTTTTCAATGTTAAGTTCTGAACGCTTCATTTCCTTTACAGCTTCAATATTATCTGATGCTTCTATAAGTGCTTCCAATGATTGTATTTGTGTTCTCAACGGCGCAATCTTAGTAGATGAAGCATCATTTGTATTTAGAGTGTCTAAATCCTTTTTCAACTGTTCAAGTTTACCCTTTAATACACCACTTTTTTGTGTTGTTTCTAAACTCAACGCTTCTTTTATAAGCATTTCACGGAGGCCTTCAAGTGTGCTTTTGATACTTGTAAAATGAGAATTATTTGAATTAATTGTTTGAAATGTAGCGATTAAATTATGTAGGTGGTCAACAAGCGGATCCAGCAGCGATGCCGTGCCGCAAGTTGTATAAATCAACTCCTGTACCAAGTGTTTTATTTCAGGATAAAACGTTTTTTTTGCTACTGTTGCTTCGTGTACTAGTCTTTCAACAGCCCCTAAAGTCTCATCGGCATTAATAGATTTTTCAATAATTCCAAATATACTATTTATTTCCTTAATTTGTTCATCATTGGTTAGTTCTTTTGCCATAATGTTATTTATATCATCAACAATATCACTGATATTTGGTGCGTTGCGTTTTGTAATCAATGCACCTAAAATTCGTTCAAGCCGTGGTTTTGTAGCACTATCAACACTTTTATATTTTTCTAATAATTTTTCAAGTAGTATATCAAGGGGACTTTTCTCAACTTTAGTCTCCCCTGTTGCCGACCCTGAATTTTCATTGTTATTATCATTATTAAATTTTGACCCTGACGCGGCGGGAACGGGCGCCGGTGCAACGGACGGTGGCGGAACGGACGCCGGTGCAACGGACGGTGGCGGAACGGGCGCCGGTGCAACGGACGGTGGCGGAACGGACGCCGGTGCAACGGACGGTGGCGGAACGGACGCCGGTGCAACGGACGGTGGCAAATCGGACGCCGGTGCTGCTGATGCGGGCGGAACGGGCACCGACGGGCACTCCGCTTTTTTTTCCTTTATAAAATCAACAACGCATTCAACACGTTCGCCGCTTTCACTAAAAATAGCATCAATCTCTGCTATCCATTGTTTTTCAAATGTACGTGCATAATCAGCAGTTCCAGCGTCCTTTATTCCACGTGCCAACTTTTCACGTTTCAAACATAAAAGACGTTTTGCCAAAGATGGCAACGGTCCTTTTGGTTTTCCTTCTGAAATCCAGTTTAAAAACTCAGCAACATCAGCACCCTTGTATTTTGGAGTCCATACGCCTTTTTCCAAAACTATTGCACCAATTTCTTTTAATAGTTGTTCATCAGTGCTACCGGCTACGAACCCTTTTGGGGAATCTAGCCGTGTCTTTGCTTTACTTTTATCGATAACTATGCCAAGTAATGACATTCTCTATAAGATAATGTCAAATAACTACAAAGAATCACGCACATCTACTGATTACTGTGGCTTTCCGAATTATTATTTGAATTATTGATAATCATCAATGTAAAAAGACTATCTATGTCATTTTCAATATTAGCCGGGGCTGAATTTGACTGGTCGCCGACAATCATAAGTGTAAAAAGTCTGCTTATACTATCCGCCATATCGACTAATGCTGCTTGTGGTTTTGTTATCTTTTTACCCTGCATGCCCGATATAAATGCAGCATCTGAAGCAAGTTCCAGGTCGTCGATGACTTCACCTTTTGATTCGCGCAGGCGTCGCGATATTTCAGCCCGATTATGAAACATAGCAGACCATATTACAAAATAAGCAGTTTCACAATCTTTCGATAAAATTAAAGAAGAATCAGAACTACATGTTTGAAGTGAAGAGAAAAATTCGGCCAAGTAAGGTTTAAGACTGTTTTCAAGCATTGAGTCAATGCCCAAAGATAAAAGCAAAGATTTTTCTTGCGGCGTCAAGTTACCCATGTCCGATTTAAAATATGCACTACGGCGCGTATTATCGGCATCACTAAATCCAAGTGAAAATGGTTTTCCATAAAGTGAAATAATGGTAGTCATTTTGAATGCGTTTACTACTTAAAATGGGAACCTTTTTTAGCCAGTAGAACACAATGAGTGCACCAATTACT